CCCTAGTTGTACTGAGGCGCTTGTTTGCTACATGCCCGGGTTCCTTGCGGAATACCAGGCGTGGACAGACTCACTGACCTACACCGCCCGGAGGGAGGTGGAGGTTATGGTCGTGCAAGGTGGGAAACACTCTGTAGTGCCCAAAGATGCAAAGACGCATCGTAACATCGAGATTCAGCCACTAGTAAATCTGTGGCTGCAGAGCGGTCTGGGGGCAGTAATTCGCCGCCGTCTGCGCAACCGCGCAGGGATCGACCTGAATGATCAAACCCGGAACCAGAAACTTGCCCGTGAGGGCTCGCTTACAGGCTTTTGGGCAACAATCGACCTCTCAAATGCGTCCGATACCGTCGCATCGCGCCTCGTGGAGTTGTTGTTACCTCCACGGTGGTTTTTCGCCTTAAATCTTGTGCGCACGCAGTACGCGCTCGTCAACGACGAGTGGGTATGGCTTCAGCGCTTCTCCTCAATGGGGAACGGGTTTACATTCGAGTTAGAGAGCCTGATTTTCTGGGCTATCTCGCAATCGGCTGTGGAACTGCAAGGTTCGAGCGCGCGCGTGTCAGTGTATGGCGACGACATAATCGTCCCAGCTGTGCACAACGCGTACGTTCGTCAAGCTCTGAAATTCTGCGGGTTTACCCCCAATGAAAAGAAGAGTTTCTCCACCGGACCGTTCCGTGAATCTTGCGGGGCAGATTGGTGGGAAGGGCAGACGGTCCGTCCGTACTTTCTCAAGGATATACCTCAAGATGTTGCGTCACTTATGTCGTTGGCTAACGGACTCAAGCGTGCTGCTGGCCGGTTTAATCATAACCATGGTTACGATCGGCGGTTTGCTTCTGCTTGGTACACTGCTGTACGACGGATTCCTCCTGCGGTTCGGAAACATGTGAGCTTCGGCTTTACAGACACCGATACTATGGTTCTCGCAGGTCGTGAACGCAATGCCAGGCAGTTAGTGTTCTTACCCTGGGAAGGGGAATGCACTAGCTGGTACACTGCAAAAGCCACTGCCTTGTATAGGCTTTGGCGGCGCCGTGTGAATCTGGCCGGTATGGACGAAGAAGTTAGGGATTCATCCCTGACTGTACTTGTGCCGACCTCTAATACGTGGCAGAAAATTGGTTACATGTTTGATGACCTTCGGGAAAGAAAAACAGTGACCGACTATGCTCGGGATAAGGGTCGGTGGGTGCTACGGAGTGCGGTGGCCGTCAGGTCGCCGCATTCCTCCGATGACTGGTTGTAAACAGTTTCGGTCCGATTAGCAATCGGTGGTACGGGGG